TGCCCTTCCGGTAAAGCCGGTTCTTCTCGGCCAGCGTTACCGGCCCGGCGTAGATGGTCAGCTTCCACTCTGGCACCTCGATCTTGCGGGTGCCGAGGGAGGCGAAGTGCTCACGGACTAGGTCGATAGCATCCATTCAGCACCTCAAACCGTCAAAGTGCTCAGGACGCCGTTGCCCTCGATGGTGATCGAACCCTCGACCATACCGTCGAACGCGGCGGAGATGTCGAACTTGGTCACGATGCCGCCGCCCGAATAGTAGGTGGACGTCGAGGCGATGCCCTCCGGGTAGAGGTTGACGGTCACGGTCGAGCCGATGGTCAGCGCGACCTGCCCGGCGTCGACCTCGTCCCAGTACAGATCGCCGTTCACGCTCCACGTTTTCAGCGTGGCCTTGCGGGTGCGGTACGTGTCTCCGATCACCGAGTCCTCGACGACGTCGGAGGAGTGGGCGAGCGCGTAGTTGCGGAGCTCTCCGATGGTGGTCGAAGAGATTTTGACGGTGCCTTCGCGGCCGAGATGGTTAGCCATTTTAGTCTGTGGTTAAATAGATGCAGTTGAAGTTATGGCGGGCGGTTCCCCAGCGGAGGTTCTCGTCCGGCTCGATCACATAATCCACGCTCGTCAAATGCAAATCACGACAGACGCCGCCAAGGGTAACGTCTGACAAAACCGCAGCTTCCACCGCAGCGGAGCCGGTGTCGAAGAGATCGTCGATGAGCGTGGTCGAAGTCTGCGCGGTGAAGTACTCGACCACGACTTGCAACACGCGGTACTGGTCGCGATTCGATGGTGCGAGCGTGCGAACCTCAACGTCCTCGTGGACGGCGTAGACGGCACAGGAAGGAAACGAGACGGAGGCGAGCGTGTTGTTGCGCCCCTTTAGGATGTTAGCGGTCGGCACTACGCCCTGAGTCGTGAGCGCGGTTGCGATGGCGTTGCGGATGTTGGTTCTCGTGCTCATTGCGGCATATTCTCCTGCACGCGGCCCGCTCCGTCCACGCGCGCGAAGCCAAGGTTGACGGCGCGGTTGGCGAGGATGGCGTCCACCTTCTTAAGCGTGATCTTTTTTCGGAACTCGAGGCCCGCGTTCACGTACCGGTCAGGATTCGGAACCTTGATCGCGGTCGCCGTGCCGATGACGTAGGGATTGGCTCCGAAGTTGACGCTAGAGGTTCCCGCCTTTGGGGCGTGCCGACGTACCCACGCAGGGATGCGAATCCCGCAGGCAAGTGCCGCGGAGGCAAAGCCAGCCTTCGACCATCCGACCCATTGCTGAACCCAGCGGAGGTAATTGTCGGCGGTGTCGTTCGAGATCCACATCTGGTCTTGAACCTTCCAGCGGCCGATTGTGCTCTGCGAGACAAACGGAACGCGCCCGTACTTGTTCCGATACCGCAGGTGGAAGTTGTTCATCTCGGCCACCGATGCGCTCGGGCGCCAGAACTTCCAGTAGATGCGGATCGTCTTTGAGCTTTCCCAGCCCAGCCGCACCGCTGCGGTCTCGGTGCGCTCGCGCTTCGGCGGCTGAATCGTCGAGTTGCCGATGCGCTGGAAAAGGCCGATTGATGCGTATCGCGCCCCGCTCCTGCGCCTGCCGCCGAATAGGTCCGACTTGATCGCGTTCTCGCCCTGCTGCTTCGCCTTGGTCGAAAGGCCAGACCCGCGCGGCTTAGTGCTGCCCGGCACCGGCGTCGGCGGGATGATGAGCATTATCGACTTCGCGACGTTGCCGCCCTCCTGCTTAATGACTTTGCCCAGATCAACGCGCGCGGCTGACGCGAGGCGCTGCAAGGCGTAGTCCAGCTTCGCCGAGTTGAGCGTAACGGCGATCATATCGCCTTGATAACGTCGATCTCGCAGCCCGGTCCGTCCGCGTCAAAGCGGACCTGCTCGACAAAGTAGGTCACGCCCGCCCGCACGCAAGTGGTCGCAGGCGCAGGCGTGCCGGTGATCTGCGAGGTCGTAAAGAAGACGGTGAAGCGCACGTCGTCCCGGCGCTGCTCCTCGAAGTCGCCGAACATCGTCCGGCTTGACGACCAGACGCCCGTGATCGATGAGCCGAAGTAAGAGAACGTGATCCCTGCCTGATCAAGAATGGCGCCTTGATCGGCGGCAAGCTGGGTCGGGTCGAAGTCGCGAACGGCCATACCTATTCGCGAATTGTCACAACCTGCGACGCCTCGGAAAACTGGTCATCCTGCGCGATGCCGGAGGGCACGTGCCAGAAGTGCTTGCGGACGGCGCCAGCGATAATGCACGGCGCTGAGTTGACGGTGAAGAAGTCGTCGGCGTCGCGGATAAGCCGCGGGAGGTGGGCGGGTGAGCGGGCGCAGAGCATATCCCGGTCCGGCACGCCCTGATCGCGCAGGTGGCCCAGCTGCAAGGCGTCCACAAGGAAGACGATCCGGTGCTGCGTTAACTCAGCGCAGGCGTCCAGCAGCGCGCCCAGCGAGTGCTGGCGCCCCTGCGAGTAGCCCATCGGGGCGAACAGGCAAACCGGCTCGCGGATGCCGTACTCGACGAGCATCGGCTGTTCCCCGATCAGATCGAAGACCGGGCGCCGGTCGAGGCCCGCAAACTCGGGATGCAGGCCGAAGACGAAGTCGCTCCACGGCTTGCCGCTCCGGCGGTAGTCCTCGTAGCGATGCGGCCAGACTTGCAGATCGATCACGCGCCCGTACTTCATCGCGGCGCGGTCCTCCGGCCGAGCGGGGCGGGCGTAGCTGACGCAGTTAAACAAGCCCCAGTAGGGCTCGAGGCACTCGACGTACACGCTGTGCCCTTGGCTCGTGAGGCACCGCGCAATCGGCAGGATGCGGATGATGTCGCCCAGCCGCATATGGTAGACGAGGCAGACCTTCATCGGCGGAAAACCATCGTGAGGATGTTCGGTCCCTGCGCGTCCGCCTCCGGCTTGCGGACGGCGTCCTCTGGATTGCCGACGTACACGGCCCGCATCCCGGCGCGATTGAATAGCCGCGCCAACGTCTCGGGCGTGAAGTGCCAGAGATGTTCGCCCGGCCTGCGGTGCTTCCAGCGAGCGAACCACTCCGGCCCTAGATATGGATGATACCACGGGAGCGAGACGACGACGGTCTGCGCGCGCAATAGCTTGATGCAGGTCAGGTCGTCGAAGTGCTCGAGGCTATCGAAGAACGTGACCACGTCCCAATCGCCAGCAGACCAGCCGAGGTGCCATTTGCGGATGAAGTCCGGCAGCGGGTACGGCGAGATATCGTGCCCGAAGAGCTTCGCCTTCGGCTGCATCGCCCGCATCGCCTCGAGGAAGGCGCCGGTCCCGCAGCCTACGTCGAGCACGCTGCTCGCGTCCGGCGCCCAGCGATTGACCAGTTCGGCGCGGATGCGCGACAGTTCGGCCTGCGGGTACTTCTCGTACCGCGCGACGTAGGCGTGATCGTAAACGGCCGTGATGCGCCGATCCGCGGCGCAGAGCGCGCCCGTGTCCCAGTCCAAGTGATAGCCTTCGGGGATCATTGCGAGTCAGGGTTGCGGGTTTTGAAGATCGCTTCGCCCGCAATGTAGCGGTCGCGCGCGTTGTTGTGCGCGTAGGTCGCGTCCATCTGCGCCTTGCCGAAGGCCGGGTGCTGATGCTCGAAGCGGAAGCGATCGCGCGCGTCGATCACGATGCCGTCGCGCCACGCCCGGTGCGAAAACTCGTTGTCGGAGAAAACCGACTCGTATCCCTCGAAGAATAGCTCGCCCTGCGCCTCGAGCCGGGCGCGCGAAAGGATCGCCATACAGAGGAGCTTATCCGTCCGGTGCCCGTCGGAGACGGCAAGGACGATCTGCTCCTTCTGGAGGTCGCGGCCCTCGACGAGCGAAAGGAGCTTTGCGTCCCAGCCCGGCGGAGGAATCCAGTCGTCCGAGACTTGCACCAGCAGATCGCCCCGCGCCTTGCGCGCGGCCAGATTCCACGCGGCGACGCACGACCGCTTCTCCGAGGTCACCGAGACGAACTGCCGCGCCATCTGCACGCTCTCCTTGTCGTCCGCATCGACGGCGAAGATGTGCTCCACGCGCTCCGGCCGCTCGGCCATTTGCAGCCAGACCTCGCGCGAGTTGACCGCCTTCGACGTCCGCCCGCGGGTAGCGTGCAGGAGCGAGATTCGCGGCGTCGCGCCTTGGTGGAACTGCGATTGCAGGATGTCCGCCCGCGCATCGTAGCCATCGAGGCGGAACGCGCGCGCGGCCAGATCGTAGCCCGCCCAGCCATAATACTTTTGCTCCGTCGTCCACGGCCGGTCGGCGCCCAGCGGCTCCCGCAGGCGCAGCATCTCCTCGGCCCACCAGCGGGCGCGGCGCCCGTCGTTCTTCTCGAACGTCAGGAG